ACGAACACGACACCAGCGGCAGCAACCAGGGCATCAAGGCAATTGCATCAGCTGTAGGTCTGGTCAAAGAGGACGGGTATATTCCTGACACCATTGTTCTCTGTCCACAGGCCGAAGCACTGACCCTTAAGGAGTTTGTACCGACTGGCTTTGTAGGGGCAGATGCTGCAATGGCTGGCCGTCTCCCGTCCCTGATGGGGCTCAGGGTATTTACCTGTGGCGTGACTGATGACTCAAGCACCTACACCTGGCAGTATGACTCTGATGGCGATATCGGTATGCTCGTCTATGACAGCCGGAACGCTGGAGGCATTGCCATGAGGCGGGATCTTACCGTCAGCCGGTATGAGGATCCGATCCGCGACCTTGTGGGCTGCACAGTTACTGCACGGTTTGGGGTAAACTATCTTGCAGCGAATGCAATCTGCCGGGTAGAGTACTAACCATGCTGAGCTCTGCCAACGTCCAGACAAAAACGCAGATCGACGAGGCAAACAGAGGCGCAAGTCTCGAGGCCGGCAACGTCTGCAACCCCTTGACGTGGCGGGCGTTTACGTCTCCGGCTGACCCGGAGACAGAGCGGAAATACTACGACATACGGGGGCGGTAAATGGCCTATACTACCTATGCAGAGGTCCTGGCAATCACCGGGACTGCTCTGCCTCAGGCAACCGTCGAGGCAATTATTGCCCTGTCGGATCTTGAGGTGGACTCTGTCTGTGCCCGTGCAGGTGTTACGGCCAGTCCAACCGATCCGGCCATACGAACGGCCGGGGTTAATCTGGCAGTCGCTGCAGTCCTGACCCGGTACCGGATGGACGGGACAAAAGAGAGTTCAACGCTTGAGTGGCAGGACAGAACAAACGTAGATGCTGCCATTGCCACATACCGAAAACAGGCGTATGATGCGCTGGAGACATACACGAATCAGAACAAATCAGCGTTCTATTGTGAGGTTGCAAACCTATGACGTACCCTGCGACTCTCCTGGTCCATACGGCAAACCTCGAAACCTGTGAGGCGTTTGGAGTGGTTGATGCCTGGAACGTAGCAGCCCCGACCTATATTATGGTGCCTATTCGGTGCCGGTTCGGGAGGGCCAGGGCAACAATGAGCCAGTCGGATGCCGGGGCACAGGTTGACCGGAAAACGGCCTGTATCGTGCCGGCTGAAACCGAGGCACACCATGGCAGGCATATCATCGGGACCGAACCACCATACAATCGCAAATACAGGATCACGGCAGTCGACCCTGCTATGATTGCAAACCGGGTGTCTCATATGGTGCTTACTCTGGAGGCAGTCGGTGTCTGACGACATACGGATCGAGGGGCTTGACGAACTCACAAAACGTCTTAAAGAGCTTGGAATAGAATACAAGCGGTATTATTCTGACGTGGGCGAAAAAGCCATGCTCCCCGTCGAGGCTGCAGCAAAAGAAAAGTGCCCGGTCGATCTTGGTCATCTCCGTGGCAGTATCTCTACCAAAACTGAGGAAGTCGATGGCGGAGTAAATGTCATTGTTGGTACGAATCTCAAATATGCTGCCTATGTCGAGTTCGGGACCGGGATACATGCAGAGAACGGCCAGGGACGAAAAACTCCATGGCGGTGGCCTGTTGAGTCACAGAAGTGGCAAAACATATTCTTTGGGTCAAAACTCAGGCAGGGGGCGTATGGTCCTATTCGTATGTCTCCGTTATGGTATGGGTCTCATCCACACCCGTATATGAGGCCGGCATGGGACGAGAACCGAAACCAGGTGTATGAGCGGGTGAGAACAGAGATCGCTGCAGCACTCAGGCAGGTGACACAATGATCACCGCTATGGTCCGCAACCAACTGGCAGCATCTCCTACCATCACCGCTCTCGTCGGTGCCCGCGTGTATGTTGACGGGCTCCCAACAACTCCTGAACTCCCGGCCATTTCAGTACACCCGGTTTCTCGGGTGCCTGACAAAGAGGTCGGGAAAGGGTACGTTTCACGGGTGCAGATTTCGTGTTGGTCAAATCCCCCGGTATCTGGCGGTGTCAGATCACCAGGAGAAGTGGAAACCGTTGCAGCGGCGGTGATCGCTGTGATGCACAAACCCCGGATGAACATGGTGCCCGAACGGTGGACGTTGGGATCGGTGTCGTATGACATCACGACCCGGCAGGTCACGGGCGGGGTCCGGCGGATCGAGGATCCGATGGGCTGGTATCATGTGCCGGTTGACGTGCAGATCATTTACAGGGAAATATAATGGCAGACGTAGTAGCGGCTGACGTGCCAAAAGGCACTGAGGTCAAATGGTATGGTGGCGGTGTCGTTGCTCAGGAGACCGTGACCGTTTCAGCAGCTCAGGAAAGTGCAAAATATATTGCATTGACCAAACTGGCAGAATATGGATCGGTGTGGATCGAGGTTAACGGGGTTGCCACTGGCGTTTTTGAACATGGTGCTGACGGAGTAACAGCAGCAACAGAAGAAGACGGTACGGAAGGTATCAACTATACCGGACTCAAAGCGGGCGACGTGGTAGACATCTACTATGTTGATATCGAAACCATCGGACTCACTCACATTGCCAGTTCCAAGGATATAAAGACCGATACGAAAGCCAGCTCAAAGAAAGAGGCTGTTCATGGCCAGAGTACTAAACTCGTGACGGTTGGCGTTACTGAATCCACTGCAACGCTTGAAGGGCTTATGTACACCCTTGACTTTGTTGGTCTGTGCTTCGGTAACGTCCTGGCAAACAGCCCGAACTCTGGCTGGAAAAAGCTCTCGAACAAGTCCTCAGGGTTCAAAAAGATCGGTGCCCTGGTTGGTAAGCGGTCGGTTGACGCTGTTGTCGTTGACAAGTTCTTCCTGATTGGGGCTACAGCAAATTCATACGGGCAGACGTTCCCGACTGAGGACATGTACAAAGAGTCTTTCGCATTTGATTGTGATTATATCCAGCGGGCCAGGAAAACAGTATGAGAGGCAGAGCAGCAGCACTGACAAGATCTAACCCTGAACTCGAACAGCGATCGGCAGAGATGCAGATCCAACGGGCAAAAGAGGCGGCGGACAACTCCTCTTTCGCCTCGTACCTGCTCGGCAAACTCTGCGATGAAACCTTCGAGGTTGAGATCATGGATGGGGCGACTATAGTCCTCCGTGAGCCGAACGATGCCGATTTCATGGATCTGATGGACGCTCAGCTGCATGGCCTGGGGGTTGCGCAAAAAGCGGTCATGGTTCAGAAACAATACCCGGACGATGACCTCGACACCCTGGAGTTTACTCGGGTAAACGAACTGCAGACATTAATCAAAGACGGCAAGATGGCAATGCACGCCATAAACTCAATACTGGCGACTCTGTCTGTTGATCCGTCTCTGGATGCTGAGTTCTATCGCAAACTCCCGTCGAAATACAAATACCAGATCATCAGCGAGATTCAGGCACGCAGATCCGGGCAGGTCGAAAAAGCGAAAAAATTTCGCAAAAAGTAATTTAGGTCACTGGATCTTTTTGCTCTGTGAAAAATTAGGCAAGTTCCCGTCGGAGTTCAAAGACTGCTCTGAATCAGAACTTATGTTTCTGTTGACGGCTGCACAGGACATATACGGAGAGAAAAAATAAAATGGCAGAATCCGGCGTTATCGGAGAGTTAATGGTGGTCCTCGGACTAAAAGACGAGTTCTCCGAGAACCTCGAAAAAACCACCGGCAAGTTTGAACAGCTTGGCAGCAAAATGACGTCAGTCGGTGCCGGGCTGACGGTTGGCGTGACTGCTCCGATTATGGCCGTCACCGGTGCGTTTGGTGTCACCGCTCTGGCTGCCTCTGATTTTGAGTCTCGAATATCTGAGGTGTTCACTCTCTTGCCCGGCATGAGTAAAGACGCTATGGATCAGATGGGCGAGGATGTCAAAGCCCTGTCGGCTGAATATGGAATAGCAACCGACAAGGCCATACCTGCATTATATAATGCCATTTCTGCAGGTGTCCCGGCAGAAAACGTCATGGACTTTCTCAAACAGTCTGCAGAGCTGGGAATAGCCGGGGTCACTGACCTGGGGAGTGCGGTTGATGTTTTATCATCAGTCACGAATGCATATGGTACAGACATTTTAAGCGTGGCAGACGCATCAGATATTCTTTTCACCGGCGTCAAGATGGGGAAGACGACGG